CATTCGCGCGCCCTTGATGCCCTCTTCCACGTTCATCGCGCTCAGCACCACAACGCTGCGCCGTCCCATGGCCGTGAGCTGCTGCTGAGTGCTCTTGCCGGTCTGGAAGTTCTTGGTGCGGCCGTCGTGCGGCAGAAAGTCAGTGCCCCAACGGAACGAGCGCTTCTCGATCTGGGCCACATACCAGTCCAGGGTCCGATGGCTGTCCTCGATGTAGTCGATGACACGCAGGTCCTGCGGCCCGCGCTGCACAAAGCCAATGGTCATGGCGTCATTCCAGCCCAGGTCCCAGATCGTGTGCACCGGCAAAGTCGGGTCGTACGGCACGGGGCAGATCCGCTTTTGCTCGTACAGGGCCTCGATCTCGTGACGGTAGATGGACCCCGCCGACACGCGGCGCGGCTTCCCTTCCCAGATATGGGGGTAGTCTTCGGGATTGGTGGCTCTGTACTTGCGGCGCTCCTGGTCCAGTACAGCCGGAAACCATGGGTTGTCGCGCCAGTTGATCTCGCAGACCCAGGTGTCCGGGCTGGGCTTGTCGATGAAACGGACATAGGTCTCGTCCGTGTCCATGTCCGGATTCAGGGTCATCCAGATCTCGGAGCCCTCCTTGCGAATGGTCGGAATCAGCACATCCCAGGACTTCTTGCTCACGCCGTGGGCTTCTTCCACCCACACGAGATCCACGCCCTCAAAGGACTTGATCGAGTCCACGGTGTGGCTCTGCAGGCCGGTGAACAGGAACAGCGAGCCGTTGGCGCCGCGAATCTCGGTATCGAGCACTTCGAAGAAGGACTCCAGTCCCATTCGAACAATGGCATCCTTCAACAGGCGGTGCACCGAATCGCGCATCGACTTCTGGACTTCGCGCGCGCACAGCACACGCAGAGGCCTGTCTGCCGCCATAACCAGCAGCACCGAAGCCACGGACCAAGACTTGGCGCCGCCCCGGCCGCCGTGCATCACCTTGTAGCGGCGAGGCAGCCAGATGTCACGGAGCTTCTCGGGCAACTGCAGGAGCGCATGCGGGGCATCAATCATCGCCGTCCTCCTGCCGCACAGGCGGCTTCACGAACTCCACGGTGACACGAGGAGGAGCGCCATCGCCATTGGGCCCTTGCCCAGGCCCTGTCTTCGGGTCCATGCCGAATGCCTGCCGCTCCATGTCCACCAGGATGCGCAGGGACTCGGCCAGGGTCTTCATGGACTTGCCACGCTCAGGCAGGCTGATGACCTTCATGTACAGGTCATTGAGCTTGTCCTGGCCGTTGTCGTCGGGCTGGCGCATCAGCTCGCCCAGTTCCTCGAGGAGTGCAACGTTCTCGGCACCGACCATCCGCTCCAGTTCATCCATCAGGCAGTTTGTGACCCGCCGTGCACGATGGATGTCGCGGCGATGGGCCAGGCGGATGTCGGCCACAGCCTGGGCGTTGGCATCGATGACGGCGCGTTCCCGAAGCTTGGTATCCATGGATACCTGGCTGGATACCGCCTCCCTGGATACCAAGGCATCAGCCTTGGCCTGGATCTTTACACCCAGGTCGCGCTCCCATCCATCACGCTTGGCGCGCTTGTTGATAGCACCATGGGTGATGCCGTTCTCGTCGGCGATCTGGCGGAGGGTCTTGATGCCGGCCCGGTAATCCAGCTCGATACGCTCCCAGTCGGCCGGGGCGCTGGTCGCCGCGCGGCTGGCAGGCGACGCAGCGCCTGCGGCCGATTTCGCAGCCGTAGGCTTCTTGGGTAGAGGTTTCTTTGGAGGCTCGGACTTGCCGGCAGGACGTTGGGCCATGGCCGGAAGTGTTCCGGCATGGCCTAGGGCCGTCGAACCCTAGCCGGGGTGACGCATCACCCCAACGGCTACCTGCCGAAATTCAGACCAGCAGCTGGTCCTGCATCAGCAGATCGCCCTGGCGCGGGTCAGCCTTGCGCTGGACCTTCAGCGCTTCCACCTTGCGCTCAAGCGCTCTCCGTTTTGCCACCTCCTCCAGCAGTTGGTCCTGCAGCTCAGTGACGCGCGCCAGGGCCGTGTGCTCGAGCGCGATGCCGGCATAGGCTTGGCCCACCATCCCGCCTTCGGTCCTGCTGAAGTGGACTACATGCTCTCCGATTTCCAGGATGGATCGCCCATCGGTCAGGTGCGTGACCGTCACAGCGCGCGCTGGACCATGCTGGTGCACAGGGCGATAGCACTGCTTCACCGCCGAAATCATCCCCTCGCCGCGCAGCACCTTGATGCGGTCGTCCACGGTGGTGAGGTTCAGGCCCGTCATCTTGTGGATGCGGTCGCGCGTGGGCTCTTCCCCGGCCTCATGCAGCTGGCGGATCGCTTCGTAGACCTGCGTTAGCGTGGGTACGGCCTCGACCGCGCCAGTGTCCGGATTGCCGCCGGCTGTCTTGTGGATGGTGCTGGTGGTGGCTTGGTTCATGCGGTTTCACTCCAGAGGGGCAGGCGTTTTGGCCATTGGCCGGATTCGAGGATGGTGTGGCGGGTGATGCGGCCCCATTCGAGGCCGTAGTCCCGATGGGCTTCGCGGCCGCCATCAACAAGGCGGTATTGGTCGTATGGGATGTGACAGCCTTCAATGCCTGGGCGAGCGCAGCAGAGCGGGAAGCCTGTGCGGTCATCTGTCTTCAGGCCCATGCCCTTGCCGAGGTTCAGGTGCGCGTGCTGGGAGAACCCGCAGACGCCGCACCACATGCACGGGAGCGCGGCGACGGCGCGGCGGTAGGCCTCGCATTCGAGAAGCTCAGCCTTGGGCACGACCAAGCCCGTGCTGGCCGCGCCCATCACTACGACGCTGGCGCACACCATGCCGGCAGTCGCGCGGGCACTGTCCATGGCGCGGGCCGCGCGCTGCGCCAGAAGGTCCTCGCGGTCCTCAACCTGGGCGGCGGATGGCAGCCGGCGGCCAAAGCTGCGGCGGGGCCAGGTGCTCCGGTTCTGGATCATCGGATGTCGCCCTCCAGGCCCACATCCACGAGGAAGCCGTGGTCGCCCATCACGCAGACGCGCGTCGGGCCGTACTGCTCCAGACGGCAGCAGCGGTTTTCCGACCAGACGGAGAAGCGGTAGCGGCCCAGGGCATCGGGGCCTTCGATGCGCTCACGCATCGCGGCGCCCCGCCACAGGGGCGGGTGTTGGGACGCGGCGCGCACGGGGCCACGCTGGCCACGGCGCGGAAGGTCTGGGCGGAAATCAAGCATGTGCACCGCCCTCCCCTGCGCAGGCGTCGAAGTCCTGCACCTCCATGCCCAGGTCCAGGGCCAAGCCGTGCTCCACGCGCGCGCCCTTGGAGCCGCGCCAGCCGGGCAGCATGTAGACCGCATCGCACTTGCACAGCTGCGGCAGAGCCAAGCGCATGTAGCCGGCCCAGCTGCCGCACGCTGGCGCGGGGTTCTCGGCCGGGTTCTCGACGTGGTGGCCCTGGGCGCGCAGCGTGGCGGCGGCTCGGTTGAAGGCCGGGTAGTTGAAGTCGGGCAGGCCTGTCATCGGGCCGGCGATGTAGATGCGCTTCATGGCCGTGCCCTCCGGAAGGACCACGCGATCATGGCGGCGTCACGCTGGTGCTGATTGCTGCGGCCGGCCCAGCCGGTCAGGCGGCTGAAGGTGGCGGCATCGATCTTGGCGCCGTGGGCGCCGCCGGCCTTCGCGCTGGGCGGCATGCCGTGGCATGGGATGCCCAGCGCCGCGCACAGGCCAACGATGAGCTTGCACCAGGCGTCGATCTCGCCGACGTTGCGGGCGATCTTCTTGCGGGCACCGTCGCTGCCGTTGGCTGTCCAGGTGCGGCGCGCGGCGCGGCTATCTTCGAAGATGACCAGCGTGGGCCGGCGCTCCTGCAGCACCAGGGCAATTTCTGCGGGCTCAATTTCCTCCAGCCCCTGCAGCTGGCCGTCTACGATCCAGGCCAGGCCCGTGTGTTTGCCCGGGTCCATGCCCAGCACCGTGATCGGGCCCTGGTGCCCAGCCGGCACCGTCACGCGCGGGGCGGCGGGCGCCATGCGAGCGCCTGCAGCTGCTGCACCACCTGCTGCTCGATGTCCACGAACAGCCGGGACTCGTCCCTGTCCAGCTCCCTGGCCCTGGCCTTGACGTACTCCCACCACCCGGGTTGCTGGGCCAGCTTGACGAGGTGCGCCACGGCTTCCCCGCTGAGATTGATTTGGTGTTGCTGCCATTGGTGTTCAGACGACGATGAATTCATGGGTGTCGCTGCCGTGGCTGTTGACCAGCAGCTCGCGCAGACGGCGTTCGGTGGCGCGGTGCGCGCGGATGAAGGTGCGGGCCGGGATCACCTCCAGCACCTGGCCGTAGGCCTCGCCGAACTCGACCAGGTGGCCCAGTTGCACTGCGTTCAGGCGCATCTCCTGGCCATGGCCGTGCTTGCGGCCCAGGTCAACCACGGCGGCCACCGCATCGGCAAACAGGCTCTGGGCCTCGGGCTCGGTGAAAACGCCCATGCCCAGCAGCGTTTCGGACAGGTTCGCGGCGTCGGCCAGGTCGCGCCAGTGCTGCACCGTCGGAACGGCGTAGCCCACGGCATGCACTGCGGCCAGGACTGCAGCAGCCATGGGTTCGCGCTTGCGCTGGTGCAGCGGCTGCCGTTCGCTCGCAGACAGCTCCTGCGCGAGCGAGTAGGCATAGGGCAGCGCCAGGTAGGCACGGGTAGCGGCCGGATGGATGGCGCTCATGGCTGGCTCCCCTGCTGGTGCTGCGCCACGGCGGCGGCTGTGCGGCGCTTGGCCTGCCCCACGCGCATCCGGCCTGCGCGGGCCTGGACCTGCACGGGCGTGAAGCGCGAGGCCTTGAGCGCAAATGCTTCGCGCAGGGTGGCCAGCTTGGACAGCACCTCACGCTTCGGGCCGCTGGGCATGGATTCGGGTGCCGGCAGCGCCAGGGCGGCGCGCGGTGCCGGCAGCTGCAGCTGTTCGCGCAGGTCATCAGTCAGGTCCTCCAGCCCGCCCGGCAGTCGGCCCGCCGTGATGGCTTCCTGCACGGCGCGCGTCCGGGCTTCGGGGTCGTGGCCAAGGCTGACCTGCACCACAGGGCGGCGACGCAGGGCACGGGCCTCGCCCGTGATCCGGCCGTAGGCCTCGATGAAGGCCTGCCGGGCGCCGAACTTGTCGCCAGCATCCAGCAGCGGCGCGGCCACGGCCCAGGCCTGGGCGATCTCATCGGTCCACACCACGGTGGCCTGCTGGTCAGCACTGGTCAGCGCCAGGCCATAGGCTTCGGCGGGCAGCATGCGGCCCATGGCGTGGTCCACGTACTGCAGCACGGTGCCAGTCAGGATCGGGCCGCGATGCTCGGCGCGGATGCGGGCCAGGGCCAGGCGCAGCACAGGCTTGTCGATGTGGGCGAGGTCTTCCGCCAGCAGCAGCAGTGCAGCAGGCCGGACCTGCTGGCCGCTCAGCTCCATCGTGGCGCCAAGTTCCTCCAGCAGCCAGTCGGTGTCGTGGTGGTCAGACATCGATCACCTCCCCCTCGCCTTGCCCGGCGCCCGGTGCCGCAGCCTGGGCAGAGCCTGCACGCTCACGCATCAGCCGCTTGGCTTCCTCGATGGCGCCCGCGTTCGCGCTCGTCTGGTCGGCCTGGCGGGCCTGCGTGCTGGTCATGCCTACGCCGGTCTGGCACTGCGTCGCCCACTTCTCAGCGTTCTGCTGCAGCAGGCGGACAGGGTGCATCTCCCGGACGATGAAGTCCTCCTGCACGCGGCGCACGTAGTGCACGGCAATGCGGGGGGCGATCTCGGCGCCGACGCGGTCGATGAAGTT